CGTTGATTAGCAGCTTCTTGCTGACCTATGCTAGCAGAAGATCTAGCTGCGTCTTGAGTAGCTTTGTTAGCCATAGCTTGTGCAAGCCCTGCAATACCAGAACTACCAGCAGCGCCTTGAAGATTACCCATAATATCTGCTTGAGCTTGTTGGCTTTGTCTAGCTTGAAACTCTGCTTGCTGTGTGTTTACTTGTAAGTCTTCGAAAGTATTTTCTAGGTTTTCGTATGGATTAGTTATTTCTTGATTTTTAAAATCTTGCATAGCACGCTTTTGTCTTTTCTTAGCATTTTTAAGCTTTTTTTTAGCTTTCGACCTTCTGCCTAAGCCTATACCTACTTGTGCTAAACCAGCTGCTGCACCTATTATTGCTACTGTTCCAAATGACATATTATTGTTTTTTAATGTATTGTTCGTATTCTTCGTAACTTTTAGCTACGTTATATTTTTCTAGTTCTATCAAGTCTTGAGTGTTATTAGGATTTGGATGTATATTAACAAATATAGTATCTTCAAGAGCTAATATAACTCTTTTGCTGCCGCCAGGTGAAACTACGTAGCAAGGAGCTTCGTATTCTTCTGTTTTATTTTCTGTAGCTACGCTAATGTAACCTTCTAGTAAAAACCAAACATGTTCTCTTTTATGTATCTTACCTATAACAGCGGTATCTTTAGGCATATACATTTGTCTAACATAAACACCGTCTGCAAAAGTATGCTCTAGCGGTGCTAACTTATTGCCAAGACCGTTATTATCACCAGCTACAATGTTTTTACCATTAGCTGCAGACAATAAATCTTCTTCAAGCTTTTGTATTTTACTTCGCATAGTTAATATATGCTCAGCTTTTTGTAATTTATTCATTTAATTAAATTTATATGTTTACTATTACACTTATTTGCTACTTTCAAACACTTCAGTAGATATGTTAAACAGCTCTATTTTTTCATTACTATTGTTTTCAAACTTAGTTTCTGCAAAATAACCTATTATATGAGAGTTGTTTGCAGAAGCTTCTTTGTTAAAAAATATAAAATCACCGTCATTTGGAAAAGATACAGTATTGTCTTGATCAACTATTATAGTACCTCCGCTAGAAGTTCTATTTACAGCTATTATAACGCCAACTCTAACTATATTATTATATAGCAATACAGTATCTACAGGATGCGTAGTTACGCTAGCTGGTGCGTAATATAAAATATCGTTTACTTGTACAGATCTATTTATAGACGTTGTAAATGTGTATGTGCATGATACTGTTGCCATATTATAATGTTGTTAGTATTCCAGGCGCTGTAACCGCAGGATCTACTTTAGTTTTTAAATGAATTAATGTTATTGCTATAGATTCTTGAGCTATAGTTAAGTCTGTTGGTGTAAATAATATTTTAACAACAAGCGCTCTATTTTTACCAGCCGCATCAACTAAAAAAGTTTGAGAAACATTAATAAAAGATGTAGCGTCAGAGGAGTCGCTTGTAAATTCAGCTTGAACATTGTTAAATCCTCCAAAACTTACAAATTCATCAGAAAACTTTTTATTTTGTCCTGCACAAAACACTATGTTTATAATATTGTTTTCGTCGTTAACACCTGGTGAACCTATTAAAGTAGCTGTACCTGTTGCAGTTTCTTGAGTAGGCCCTAAACTTTTTCCATCATATACTATTTCATCATTGTTTAAAGTATAATTAGTTCCAGGTGTAAAGTTTTTAAAACTTAAAGTAGTTCCTGTAGAAACTGCATTGTTAGCAGACATTTCAAAAGTATTATTATCTGTTACACTATTTACAGTTATACCAGCAGCTATACCTGTACCAGAAACTCTAGAAGATTGATTAAACTCAAATGCTCTATTAGCAGCTAACTCAACAGTAGCGTCGTTGCTAGCAGTTGCAGTTGATCCACTTACATCTTGAGAGCTAGTTAAAAACGGATAAAATTCAGCAGCTCCAGCTTGAGTGTTATGAGCATCGTTAACTAATAAAGTTTTAATTAAAACTGTATGAGGTCTACCTTGAATAGGAGGTGCGCTTGATGTGTTAGTTCCTTCACCACTAGTTGCTACAGGCTGAGTCATTCTTATATCTAGTGAATAGGTTAAGTTAGAACTTAAAGTTCTATCTGGAAAAATAATTTTAACTTTTACTGTATTTGTAGCTGAAGCAGCTGTATCAGTGTCTTCAAAAGTAACAGCTAATAAATTGTTGCTTCCAGACGTATCATTAAGCGTTATGCCGTTAGTTCCATGTGTAAATGTTGTTCCTGAAGCCGCGTCTGCTATTGTTCCAGCAGAACCTCCACCAATAAAAAAGTCTGCAGCAGAAACACTAGCTCCTTCAGCAGGAGTTATAGTTAAAAACGTTTCTGTTGTAACTCCATCAAAAGTTATAGTTCCATCTACACCATCGTTAGAATTTAATATATTTAATATATCGGCTTTAACAACAGAGTCTATAGTGTAAAAATCTGCTTGACCAACTACATCTGTTTGACCATCATGCTCAAAGGTCATGTCAAAAAAAGTTCCTGGAGTAGTTCCTCCAGAAGTTAAAGCAGTAGAAGAAACTCTAGCTATACCTTGAACAGAGAACTCTTTAGAATCAATATTTCCTACGGCATCTTGATTTGTTTTAGCATTTGTAAAAGACGAGTTAATACCTTTAAAATAATTAAACCATTTGCCTTCTTTTTTAATAAATTCTAAAACTTTAGCGCTTTGTAAATCTGTCTCTACAGAAGAAACAAACCAACCATCTTTAGCAAAATTGTTATAATACTCTTGATCTGCAAAAGTTAAACTAGCGCCACCACCTACTGTAGTAGCTACTGCAGCTGTTAAAGTTAAAGTTGTACTACTTATTGCTTGTACTGTACCTACTTCAACACCTGTAGTTGTTAAAAATACAGTTTGACCAGTAGCAATAGCATCGTTTGAAGCTGCTAGCGTAATGCTTGTGCCACTACTTACCGCAGCGCCACTATTTAAAACTGTAACATCAGGCTTTAATATTCTTGATTGAGTACCTTCGTATTTTAAATACATAAAACTTTTAACAGAGCTTGGCGCACCGTTAAATATCGTAGTCACTGTGCTGTTGTAAAATCTACCTTTAACAATAAAAACACCTGTGCTAATATTGCTTGTGTTAGTACTAGCTTGATCTATAGTTATAGTTGGAGCTGTTGCCGTGCCTCCAATAGCTGTAATTTTTGTACCTGCAGATATAAATCCACTATCAGTAAACTCTGTGCCTGACTGTGCAGTAGAGTGAAATATTTCATCACCAACTTTTACGCTTTCGTCTAAAGGCCCTGTAACATCTAAAATAGTATCACCAGCACTCATAGCTACTCTAATAGTTAGTATTGATGGGTAAAATGTATTTCTATAGTTTTCAACAGAGTGTTGAAATATATTACCTTTTTTAAATGTGTAGTATTCTCCGTTTAAACTTTCACCAGCTTCAGGTATATACGCTTTAAAACTACTCCAACCGTTTGAAGATTCATTAAAAGATACGTTTTGAGCTGTTTTAGTTAACGCAGAGCTAGGTCTACTATGTATAGTTAAATCGTATTCTTGAAGTCTATCATTAAAAGAGCCTACGCAAGCTACAGCGTTCTTAAGATTATCTTGAAAATAATCTCTCATGCCATAAGCTGATATGTCTGTTAAACCGTCGTTAGAAAGCCTTAAAACTGCTCCTCTAAATTTATCTGTAAAATAGACTCTAAATCCACTAACAACTACAGACTCTGGATTTTTTGAAACACCATACTCACCGCTAAAAGGTATTGCCGTACCTAAAACAGCAGTATTAGAAGTTACGTTAGTATTGCCATCTGCGTTAAATAAAGCATTTTTATTAGCAAGAACTTTTAATATTTTATCTTCGCACATAGCTAAAATATCAGTATCTCTTGCAACCAACTTTTGTATTCCGCCGTATATAGGATTTAAATCTTTTGTTATAGGTTCTGCGACAACAAATTGATTAAGTCTATTTATACCTGATGTAGAGTTATATATTCCTGAGAATATCATACCATGCTCTCTTTTTTCTTCAGCATAATCAGATAAAGTTGTAGAAGCTTTAACACCATTAGCTATAGTAACTGCGTTGAAATCATCTCTAATTCTATTAGACTCAACGCCATTAGCAAAAGAAAATACGTTTGACCAATCTAAATGTATAACAGTTGCTGAAGGTGATTGATTTCCACCAGTGGCTAATGGATGCGTAAAAGATTTTATGTAAAATTTAGTTACATCATCTGTGTCGTAATAATCAGTGTCGTTAGCTGGAGCTACTATTTCAGATACAACTCTAGCGCCGTTAGCTTGTACAAAATGTGCTGTTGCACCTACAAGAGTATTTTGAAAAGTAGCTGTACCATCATTACCAGCGTCATCTTTCATAGTAATAGCCCAAGCTTGAGCAGCATGCTCGTATACTATTGTGTTAACAAATAATATATCTGCGCTATTAGAAACTTCTGTAGTAACTCCTTGTGAAGTATTACCAGCTGTAAAATCAAATAGTTCTATTTTATCACCAGGATTTACCCACTCACAAATAGTTTCGTACGTTAGCTCTATAGGAAAACATTGACTAGCTTCATAAAATAATGGTACGTCTATAGATTCACTAGGCAACACTTCAAATACTGCTGCGTCTGTTGTTACAGGACTAGCTGCAGTACCACTAGCACTATCGTTTAGTTCTCCTGTGCCATTTCCTGATAAAAGATTAGTTATATTTCTAACTTTAACAAAAAATTTACCTTCTCTTTCTTGAGCACTTAATGTTACAGGAAAATCTTCACCAGCTTCATTTTTTATTTCAAGAACTTTTATTTTATTTTCTACAGTTTTATAGGTAGTAGCGTTAGAATCTCTTCCTTTTTTAATAGACAAATAATCACCTTCTTGAACTTTATTTCTATCAAGAGATTGAAATGCTAAATAAACAAATTGATTATTAACAACTGCTCCGCCTATACTCTCTGAAGCACCGTCAAAATCATACGACTTATGTAAAACTAAATTGTAATATTCGTTTGAGTTTTCTTTAATATAAAACTTATAATGTGTAGCCCAACTAGGCGCTTGATTTCTTATTTCAGCTCTTATCTTTATGTATTGATCTGATATATCTATAGGTATATCTATTGAAGCGCTTTTGTCTAATAGTACAGGTGTTTGTCTTCCAAGATTATCTTGATATACTACACCTACTTGATATGTTCTATTTGACTTAACTGATTGTTTAGGTGTTCCAGCCGTAGGACCGTCTAAAACATGATAAGATAATCCTAACTCTGGATTTATCGATATTTCATTTCCAGAACCATCTATAGATGTTAAGTTGTAGTTTTGACTATAGTTTGCGTATATTAATCTATTAGCACTTATAGCTTGACCTTTAGCTGTTTTAGGCACGCCGTCCCAAGTTCTTAATAACTGATTAGACTGTATTGCAGATCCAAATTGTTCAGATGTTATTTCTATAGACCCTCTATTTAACAACATGTTTCCTGATAATCCTGTATCTGTTGTTTCTAAAGTGTCGCTTGTAGCCCAACCAAAAGGTTGAGTCGCGCTAATTGTAGCTATATAATCTGAATCTTTGCTTAATGTTTCGTTTATAAAACCATGAGCGGAAAACTCTGGATCTGTAGCATTTTCGTTTATACTAGCAGTTCCGCTGCCTAACAGTATTCTGTTACCTCTAACAGTTCTAATGTAATATATATTAGTTGAGTTTTCTTGTTTGAAAAGTATATCAACACCAATTACATCTTTAGGTATATTTCCAGGAGCAAAATTTTGAACTTTTAAAAAAGATAAATCATTTTCCATACCTTTATTAAAAGCTTCTTTTGGATCGTAGCTGTAAGATCTAGGTAAAAAAGCTGGCTCAGAAAAAGGCGATAACGTAGAAACTTCGCCGTCTAAATATTTATATCTATATGCAAATCTAACAAAATTATCTTTATAAAATTTTTCAGTTTCACTAGATATTCTAGTTATATTATGTGCAGCAGAAGCATTTGAGTTTGTTCCAACTATAGAAGTAACTTCAACTAAAAAATCACCAGAAGAACTTCCAGCATCAGGTGTTTGTATTATAACACCTCTAATACCTTTAGTTTCATCGCTAGTTAATAGCACGCTAATTCTATCATTTACTTCAAAACCGTTAGCGGCAGCAAAAGGTATTGTAACATTTTCACCTACTACAGGGTTTAAGCCACTAGCATGTAGATTTATATTACCAGTATTAATATCTGTTATATCACCAGTTCCTTCTATTGTGCCTTGCAACTTTGGTTCGTTAAGCATATAAAGCTTAGGCGCGACTTTAGGCGAAGGCTTCATGACTGTAACATGAGACTCTTCAATATAATTAGGATCGTAAGTTGTGTCTGAAGTATTCCATTGATCCTCTGCACTGTTTAAATTAGCACTTTCGTTTTTAGGTATTCTAAGATGCGTAGTGTTAAATATGCCTCCAGGATTTATAAAATTATTACCGCCTGTAGTTCCTTTAATACATCTTTCAATATTTATTTTTTTAGGCTCGTTTCTTCCATCAGTAAAGAAAAGCATACCATCAAAGACATCTATAGCAGTTATAATGCTTGTCTCAGTTTTACTTGAATCTAAATAAGGTGTTGGTGACAAAACAGAATCGCTATTAGCGTCTGTATAAGTAGCAGCTTGACCTGTTTCAAACTTTAATACTTTAGACTTTTTAAATACTAAAACTGCTCCTGCAGCAACTTGAACATCACTTAAAACAGTATTTATATTAGTAGTTATTTTAGCAGCGTTATTAGTAGCATGATTACCGTCTACAACTTCGACTTTAGTTACTATAACTTCTTCAGAAGCAAAAGATGAAATAACATTTTCACTTGCATCTATAGCTTCAACAGTCATACCAACTTCTATACCATTTATATCAATTGCTGTGCCATGCATATCTGAGTTGCCAGCTGTACCACCAATAACGTTACCACTAGAATAATGTACAAAAGCTCTTCTTACTTCGTGTATATCTACTAGTACTGGTATTATCGATTGACCACTGTATCTACGAAGTGATTCTTCAGGGGTTACTTCAAATATAGCGTCACCGCGCTCACCTGTATATATTGTGTTACCACCAGAAGCCGTGCTTTGAGTAAAGCCTACGTGATCTTTTACTAAATAATAAATTCTATCTTCTTTGTAATCTACAGTAGTTCCAACTACTTCAGCAGGTGGAAATAAAAAATCAGTACCACTACTGTTTTTAATTCCTCTGTAAAGATGCTTTGTAGAACTATCAAATTCAAATCTATTATTACCTTCGTCAGCCGCTCCGTTTAAATCTTTAAAATGCTTAGGCTTTTTAAAAGTATTGTTGTCTAAAAAGTTATTACTTAATATATTTTCAATAGCACCAACATCAGATCCTTCTGAACTAGACACGGCAATGTTCATGGCATCTCTATACTCATTAGGTGGCAATAACCTTTCATCAAGGTCTTTGTTCATTTTGCCTTTAATAAAACTTCTATTTAATTCAGGCATGTATTAGTGTTTTATGTGTTTAGCTTTACCTCTTAATTGTTGTACTATTTCTTGTAGCTTAATATTTGATAATCTAAGCTTAGCAGTTCTTTTTGTAGCAAAAGCTTCACGTCTAAATCTTTGTATTATAAACTCAGGCACATTAGCTCTAGTAGCTAATACAGCGTAAGCTATATTTTTATACATTGCTTCTTCAGCAAACTTATGTACTTTCATTTCAGCGTCTGTACCTAAGCTATCGCTAATATAATCTAATATAACAGTTGCTCCAGATAAATTAGAGCTAAAATGTATTTTGCCTTTTTTTTCATCTATATAAAACGATCCGTTAGTTTGTGCTTCGCTTGGCTCTATACCATAGCGTTGACCAACAATATCGTTATATATATCGTCATCATAATCATAGTTTGCTGTTCCGTTTTCCATAGGAACTTGACCTTTATAAGCGTTCCAAGTATCAGAGTCTGATGTTTGTATTTCATCAGTATCAAGCGTATAGCTACCGTCAGCTCCTTGAGTTATAGCATCTGGATTACTAGTAAGTCTAGTTGGATATATTACTCTTTTAATACCAGCGCCGTCAGAAAACGATACTTTAACATAGTTAACATAATCGTGTGGTAATACCATCTGCAGAGTTGCAGGCACTTCTATTTCTTGAGCTTTAGTAGATTTAAAAACATCAAAACTAAACTCTTGTAATGCTCTTTGCGCATGAAAAGCTACATCAGCTCTTCTTATTTTACTTAGTAATTTTTCTTCACCAACGTATGCTAATATAAATTGATTTATAATATGCTCTAATGAAGTAAATTGATAATTACCGTATTGAGTATCATCAGCTGTATTTTGAGTATTATCTGCTCCTTGATAATAATTTCCTGTTGTTCCTTCAAATAATCCCATATTATGTCACTTGTACGTTTCTATTATCTTTATCTTTACCTGCGGCTATTTGTACTAAACCTGGTTTGTTTAATAGTATACCTGCAAGTTCTAGTATTTTAAATACTAATGTGTCTTCTTCAGACGGGTGTAATTCAAAGTTTACTGTATTAGTTGAATCATGTAAAGGATATTCGTTGCCTCCAGCGGACTGTGGCACAACAACATAGTTCCAGTAAGGTGTAGTAGGTTTAGCTATATAATTACACGTAACGTTAGATGTAGAATAGTTACCAGTAACACTAACTGGAAAAAGTTTTATAACTGAGTTTGATTTGTAAACGTATACAGGTCGAGACTCTGTAGGCTTTAACAAAGCCGTACGCTCCATCATGTGTAAATCGTTAATTTCTACGCGTTCTACTTCAACATCGTAAGTAGTACCGCTTTGATTAAAAAATACTGTACCTAATCTATGCACAGCTGTAGACGTTGGAAGTGTTAATTCATTTGTATTTGCAACAGCAGACATTTGTACTTTAAGTTGTTGAAACGGCGCTATTTTAGAAGCTAACGTATCTACCATATCACCATACTCTGTAGATATACCTTTAGTTAACTGCGCTTGATCTAAGTCTGCGAAGTAATTTTCAAATATATCTAACTGTGCTTGCTCTGCAAACAAGTTAAATTCTATCGGCGTAATATAGCCTCTTTGTTCTTTATTAGCTATTGCTAAAACTTTTTGATATACTGTGTCTATACTTACTGCCATTGTTATGTTTTTATAGTTAAGCAACCACCCCCGTAGAGTGGCTGCTCTACTATGTGATTATTTTAATCGTTTCTCAATGTTGGAGTAAATCTCCATACCTTCATCTGTTTTAAACCAAGCGGCTAATGCAGAATATGGGTGCTCATCAAATGGTATAGTCATTATTTTTCTATCGTTAGATCCCCATATAAAATGTCTTTGATCACTAGATAATTTAATAATTCCAAGCTCTGCAGCTTTGATACCAAAGTTTCTAAGCATTACGTTGTCGTCTGTAGTTAGTTCTAAGAACAGTTTAGGATTTTTCTTAGCAAACAGTAATAAATCTCTTTTAAGCTCTTTAGAACTCAATTCATTTACTTTAGATCCTACTTCTACTCTCATGATAGCTTCAGCTATATCAATATCCATGTCTTTTGCTATCATTAATGCTTGTACTTCAAACTCTAACCAGTCTAACTGATCTTCAGCTATTTGAACAGGTTTGTGTTCGTAAAAAATATTTTCTTTATGTGGGTGATATAAAGATAAAAACTTTTGCAAAACTGTTTTTTCTTTTGGAACAAATAAGCTTCCACTTCTAAAAATAATATGAGAAAGTCTTTGATCGCCTTTCATTTCATCAACAAAAGGTGTTCTTTGATTTTCACAATATTTTATTTCTCTTTCGTAGCCTTTATCTTTATCAAAATAATACAGATTAGAAGACTTAATTATTTTAGATAAAGGCTTTTTTCTTCCTTTTAAATAATATATTCTATCTTTTATTTCCCACTCAGGTCTTTTAGGTTGAGGCTTTTCAATAACTACTTCAACCATTTTATTTGTAGCTTTAACTTCTGGTTGTTCTACTTCAACTCTTGGTGCAGCTTTTGCTGCGGCTTGTTTTTTTGCCATAATATAATATAATAAAAAATTAATAAAAAACTACCCCACCCGAAGGCAGGGTAGCTTAAAAGTGATTTACTTCATTAACATAAAGTTGTTAGCACCTTGAGTAACTAAACATCTTTCAGATAAGAAGTGAATTTGCATTGCGTCTAAAGCAGATGTAGCAGCTCCAACTGAACCAGTAGTCCAAGTCTTCATTCTACGATCATCTGTTTGAGAAGCTCTATAACGAACGTGTAAGAAAGGACGCTTAAGGTTCTTTCCTAATTGCTGATCGTATACAGTTGAAGTACCAGCAGGAACAATAACTCCTCTGATAGCTGAAGCTCCAGCGGCATCGTTAATACCACCACGAGTAGCTTTATCGTTTAAGTAACGGAAGTCAGACTTATAGAAGTCATAAGATCCTCTACGGAAACCAGAGAAGCCTAAGTTCAATGCCATATCTTCATCGTTTTCAAATACTCCGTAAGAAGTACCACCAGCACCATAAGAATTCATTGAAGCTAACATATCGTCAAATGCTAAAGATGTAGCACGGTTAACGAATAACATGTTTTCTTCAATAGCGCCTTGCTTATCAAACTCTGCTAAAATAGCGTCAAACTCAGCTAAGTCAGTAGCAGCGTTAACACCAGTAACACCAGAAGTTTCATTACCTCTTGACTCGATAGCAGCGAATAAACCTTCAGTACCAGCATCGTCAGCAGCGTTAGTTGTACTACCAGGTAAGATAGTAGAACCTTGAACTTCAGAAGCAGTAGCAGCTAATTCACCTTCTATCATAGCCATTTCTAAGTAATCATTGAAACGAGCTCTAGTGTCAGCTTCAGCTTTTAAGTACCATAAATAACCTGATTGACCTTCTTCACCAGTAATTTCAACCCAACCAATACGAGATGTATCAGATCCTGATACTTCGTAATAGTCTTTTAAAATAATTGGCTTGTTAACAAAAGTTTTAAAATCAGGCTCGTTAGCACCTCTTTGATCAGTAGTATTAGTAGTACCAGCGGCAGTAACATAAGACTGTCCTTTTCCAAACTCAGAGCCGTATACTAAAATAGTAGTTCCTTTTGAAGTAGTGTTAGCTGATAAAGCAGACTGTCCGTAAGGAAGTACGTCAATAACAGCGTCAGCTACAACAGACACTAAACATTTGAAAACACCGTCAGAGTTAGCAACGATAACAGTATCGTTAACTCTAATACCGTGATTAGCAGCTGTAAATCCAGATGTTTCATCAATATCAGACTCAATAGTAACTTGAGCGATGTTAGATACACCAGTACCTGGGTTAGCACCAGCAGTTGCTGAGTTAACATTACCTTTATAAGATAAGTGTAATCTACCTTGTTCAGACCATATAACTCTATCAGAAGTCATAGCCTCTTCTGCACCAATTTTAGATAAAAAACCTGATATAGTTCTCGGTCCGAAAACTTCAGCTTCTTTTTCCATTAAATCAGGCAGGTATTGTTGTGCCCAGCCTTCAGTAGCTGAGGACGTAAAATCGATGTAGTTTGAGTTTAACGTTTGCTTTTGTGGAGCAGGTACGCTGTTCAAACTACCACCTGCAGTAATTGCCATAATAAATAGTTTTTAAATTGTTAATTTCTTTTTTTAAATTTAAACGAAGGAGTATTATCTTCTACAGCTCTTACTTTAATTCCACCTGTGCTTTCATTACTAAAAGACTGTCTAGCATTCATGTTTACATTTTTTGCGTTAGCGACAGAACTTTGTATAGCATCAGCTTTACCTTGTTCGTAAAAGTGTCTAGCGATAACATCTGGATTCATAGCAGCATATAAAGCTTTGTGATAACCTTCAACATCTTTAATAGTATTATCTTTGTTTAAAAACTTATTAATAAAATTATTGATGTCACTTTGTTTTCTTGCAACTTCATTTGGATTAGGTACTTTGACATTTAATTTTTTACCATCGACATTGTATTCAAAACCTTTGAAATTGTCGTTTAAAACTTGATTAGTTTCGTTGATAAAATAATCAGAACGTTCTTTCGCTAATTGCTGTTGTGTTTCCGCGTCCTCGTTATATTGATTAAAGAACTGTATTGCTTCTTGCTGCTCGGCAGTAAGGTTTGATCCAGCTTTAATCTCATCATAATACTTAGACTTTTGCCCGTCTAAATAGGCTTTAGCCTCCGCAACCTGCTCTTTTAAGGCTATTTTCTTTTTACGTATTTCTTTTTCTTCGTCTACTTCTTCATCAAACGAAAAGTTTTCATCCATTAAAAACTGTCTTTCTTCTTCGTCTAAATGAGGTTTAGTAGATCTATAATATTCGTTGAGAGCTGTTAAGTTATCCATTTCATCGTAGTTACGATTTAACTTAACATAATCTTCAACACTTCCGCCAGTATCATTTACAAAGTCAACTAGCTTTTGTATATTTTCTGGTAATGCTTGACCAGTAGTTTCAGCTTTATCTATAGCTGCGTTAGCTGCATCAACAGTATTACTTACTTCTTCTTGGACACTTTGTTCGGCAACTTTTTCATTTGTTGCTTCGACGTTTTCCTCGCGTACTTCTTCGCTAGCTCCGGATTCGTCGCGAACAGGTACCTCATCTGTGTTTTGCTTCTGAACGGCATCTTCTAATTCATTTACTTTGTTCATGTCAAGAACAATAGTACCATCATCTTTATAAGACACTGGAGACTCTTGCTCTACTACTTCTTCTTGTGGTTGCTCGTCTTGCGGTTGCTCCACTTGTTCTTCAGCAGTCTCTACGCTTTGAACTTCTTCAACGTTTTCATTTTCTTCCATAATATAAAATATAAGTTAATAGTTATCTAGGGTCAAAGCCACCTAAGCCTATACCACCACCAAGTATATCATTACCTGATGACTCAAAGTTTTTAGGTGGTGCACCTGTTTTTCTTTGCTCTATAAGCTCGCTTTGTTGACTAGCTTGTATTCTAGTTCTTTCATCTTTACGATCTTCTTTTTCTTTTTCTTTATTGCCAGTCTTATCAAGATCCATTTGCTTTAATCGCATGTTGATTTGAAACTCATGATCCATAAGTTCTTTTTTAACATTAGCTTCATGACTAATAAGTTCTGTTTTTGCTTGCGTACGTATTTGTTCAAGCTGTGCGTTCATCTGTGTCATAGCTTGTTGCTTTTGTACCTCTGCCTGAGCAGCAACTTGCTGTGATTGCGCGTTAGCTTCAGCTTGTGCTTTTATGTTTTCTTGTTGACGTTTTTGGTCGTCGTCCATTTTTTTCTTACGTCTAATCTTTAACATTTGATTAGCAAGTCTAACATTTTTAATCTCACGTAAATCTATAGCATCAGATAAATCTATACTATTTTGCTGTAGCGCTTGCTGTATATTGTTTTCAAGTAATTGCTTTTCTTCTTCATCGGGCGATAACTCTATAAATATACCAAAATCATATAAATGTAAATTAGCCATTTCTTCTAGCGTGCCAACGTTATGAGCGCCTATAGCTTGTATAAAAGCATCTTTTGTTGGAGAGTATTCTATAACATCAGATATTCTAAGAGATAAACCTTCAGCTACAGATTTTGTTAAAAATAATCCAGCTTGTAGTATATGCCTAGTTGCTGTATTACTGTTAGCAGCTGCTAGCTTTTGTACTCCAACTAAAGCGTCTTTTGAAGGTGTACTACCATCACGAGCTTCGTTAAGTCCGGTAGTATCTCTAATCATTTGTAAATAGTAGTTGTACGTACCTATTAGACTTTGCATTTTAGCACCACCATTACCACTTTGTATTTCTTGTATTGGTACTCTACCTGGATTACCTTCGCCAAGTTCGTTCATTGATCTACCAATAACACTACCTGTTTGAAAGAACATGTTTAAAGCTTCTTGTGGATTATAGTTTGTACCGTTACCTAAATCTATTTCAGCTAAACCGTCAGCGTCTAAATAAATACCATCAGGTATAAGTCTTGACATAACTTGCTGTAGCTTTAAATGTGTAAGCTGTATCATATCAGCAAAACCAGTGATACGTCCAACTAAACTTTCTATTCTGCCGTTATACATACGCGGAGCTACAATAGAGTAATTCATTTTTACTTTATTAAAGTCACTTTTAGGTCTCATCATGTTATCGACCTTTTGCCATTGTATAAGTATGTCGGTACCTATTATAAAAGCGCCTTCAAATAAACACTCTACAGTTTTTTGTAGCTTTGTAAAATTAACTTGTACATCTTTAGGTGGATTAAAAGTATCATCTTTTTCTATAACTTTCATAGCACCAGTTGCAGTTTCTTTTACTTTGTACGTATTGTTCATATATGTTTTATAATTAAAATATAAAACTTGAACTTTATTGTTATCTGTTTCTCTACCATAAGAGTATTTTCTAGAATATCTACCTGAAGTCTGATTATTAGAATTTATTATTTTTTTTATTTCATCTTCTTGTAAATCTGGAAACTGTTTAACAAGCTCGTTGATAGGTACATCTTTAACTTCACCTACGTAGTATATGTCTTCAAAATAAGGTGAATCAGTATATGAATATACTAAGTCTGCTGGATCAACATATTCTACTATAGCGCCTTCTGATGTGTTAAAGTTAGTTTTTACAGCACCAATACCTAGTACAGTTAAATCATAGTTAACTCTTTTTCTAATTAAATCGTAGTTGCTACCTTGTAATAAAACATTAATAGCTTGCTCTTCAGCTAATTCTACTGCTTGCTTATAAGTTAGCTGCATGTGTAGCTCTAGCTCTTCTTCTGTTTCTGGTAATTTATCTTCTGGAACTGTAGCTAAGTCTACATTAAACGTGTCTTTGTAGAACTTATTAAAATCTTTTGTACGCATTTCATCTAGCATACGCTGCATGTAGTCAGTTCTTTTTTGTACACCGTAAGGATCTTGCGAGTGTGCTTTTACATCAAAAGCTCTTTCACTCATACCGTTTACAACAATGTCTACAAACTTAGGTATAATAGGCACAGGCTTCCAGTCTAAGTTTAAATAGCTTAAATCACCGTTTACAGAAAGCTCATCTTTATACTTCTGTATACCTTGCTCGCCTCTCGCGTATAATCTTAGCTTGTGAAATGTATTTTTATTATTATAATATCTACTACTAGAATAATTGTTACCCATAGTGTTTGACTCAAACCACTCTTTTTCTATAGCTTTTGCTATTTTTAAACCATAGTCAGGTAGTATTTTTTCTAAGTCGCTAACAGCTTGACTAGGAAAATAATTTTTATATACTGATTCAGCCATATTTAATTTTTAATTATTGTCGATGAATAACCATCATTTTTATATCTAGCAATATTTATATTTACTTTTTGTCTTTCTACTTTAACATTAGGAGCGTACAAGTGTCTATTGCAACCCATTATAGCTAAACCAGAACTTATAGAAGCATCAAACTTTGTTCTTCTATTTATATCAAACTTTGCCCAGTCATTTAATGTATCGTTAAAATACATTGACCCATATCTACCATCTTCTATGTGACCAACATGATCGTTAATATACATTTCAATAGCAGCAGCGTGGGCTTGCTTTATATCTTCGCTAGAGTTTGGTATACCACCAACTTCTTTTTCAGCAGTCGATAGTTTATTCCAAGTTCTATCAGGTCTATTCATACTAAATCCTCTGTAGCCTCTACGCCTCAAGTAATATAGTAGTCTTGGTTTATTATTCTCTGCTAATATTGGCATACCATAAAATACTAACGCCATGAGTACATCTTCAAAAAATATCTCTGCGGTTTGTGGTCTTGCTATATATTCTAAAAAAAACGAGTTAGCAGGAGAGTCTTCCATACTAAACTTAGTTAATCCATGAAGAGATCCGTTAGATCCTCGACCATCAACAGTACCGCTAATATCATAACTATCGCAGCCAAAAGCGCCCATGTGTTCGTTTCCAGGATATTTAACTCCATTTTTTATTATTACTTTATTTTGTAAATGTGGTTGAGGTGTCCAAGATATTTTAAATCTACCTTGCGGGTTTGGGTGGAATATTACATGGGTATCTTTAACTCCGTTAGCCCACTGAAAATTACCAATGTTAATTACAGCTGAGCTGGTTACTCCTTCGTTATAATCTATTTGCTCGTATATTTTAACTAAGTTAAATATACTATTTTTTGTTTCATCTCTAAACGCATGCTCTTCAGTTCTTGGAAACTGCCTGTAAAACTCGTTTAACGCGTCTTGATCTGATTTTAATCCTTCAACTTCGTTTTGCCAATGATCTATTACGCCAATATCTATTAATTCACCGTGTGGTCCGTATACATCATCGCTAGGGTTATTAAATGTAGGTTGTCCGTATTCGTCAATAAATCCTTCAAAGTTCCATTCCATTGGCATAAACAAAGAATATAAGCCAGACTTTGTTTGTCCATTTTTATTTCTACTTCTGACGTCTGAGTCATTGTATAGTTTTTTAAAATTATTACCTCCTTTATCTAACGAGTTACTCGTTGAGCCCATCATACACTTGCCAACAATACGAGCACCTAGCCTTAAACAAGTTTTAGTTACTCGCCAGTTGTTTAAAATATTATCAGGTCTTTCCCACTTACCACTTTCATCGTGTACTAGTAAGTTAAGCTTTTCACCATCGTAGCTGTTATCACCTGTGTTTTTCCAATCAATAGTAGTGTCAAGTCCAACCAGCTCTTCCTGCTTTTCGTTTGCAGTAATTTTTTTACGCGTAAACTTACTTGCAGGAACCCTATAAGCAAGTTCACTTTTAGGTCTGTCCATACCGTCTTGTATCGGTTTAAAGAAAAACGGATAGTTGACAGATATTGGTACAACTTTATCGGTAAACATTTTTTTAGCATCAGCACCACTTTTAGATAATATTCCATATCTAGCATCACTCGATATAGTAGCTAAGTTAACTGTTTCAGCAGAGCTCATAAATGAAAAACCACTACGTCTGTTTTTTAAGTAGCACATACCGTAACATCTGTTATCGGCTTTGCACGCTTCCCAAAATATAAAGAACAACCTGTTAGCTTCTCTAAAATCTGGAGCGCCAACATCAATTTTACTCCATTGCAAATACATATAGTGACTACCTGTTATGTACGTAGGTTTATCGTTATTATAAAACCAAAACCCTTCATCGCGACGTTTAAATTCTTCGTCTATATAATCGTACCACTGCTCTTTTGCTTCTTCTGGATAACTTCTCCAGTCAAATATACTTTTTAATTTACTTAATTCTTTTGGATATTCTACCCTTTGCCATTTGTTTTTGGCAAACATACACACTGATTTCGGTTCACTCGGCAACCCAATTCGCAAACCTTGAATCTCCACCACTTGTCCAATTTTTCCAGTCTTGCTAATAACGACAATATCGTTTTCTTTATTATATCCATATTCCCATTTACGTTTTTTGTTAAGTCGACTTATAGTTGTCTTCTTAACTGGTTCAACAATTTTATATAGTGTTTGATCGTACATTACTTAGATCTTCCTTCAGCGAAGCCTTTAAACACTCTTTCTTTTTTATCTTCAGGCTCTTTGCCTTCTAATATATTCTCTTCTTCTTGTATACGGTTAAGTATTTCAAAAGCATCGAATATAGCTAGCTTTTTAGTAGCAGCTGCATTTTTTAATCTATCAGCCGATATATCATCATCACTGTCAACGATAGCTTCTTTAGCTACTTTAATTAGCTCTTCAACTGCTTTGTGCCCAGCTTGGATTATATTCTTCTTCGTCTCCTTGATATTCATATTTAATTGTAATAAATTTAGAGTAAACTCTATACAGCCTTTCTTTTTCAATAACAAACTCATACTCTGAGTTAGGTGTAAATCCTACAAGATCACCAACATTATATGATCCATCAGAGTATTTAACTATACCAACTAATGGCTTTTCTATATCTTGAGAAAACTTATCAGTTGATTTTATAGGTTTAACAAAACAAAAGCCTTGCATAGGTTTCCAAATTGACTGTTTAAATCTACTCCACTTGCTAATTTGTTTATAAGCAAATATTTGATCTTGACTTACAAAGTACATGTCTTCTTTAAAAAAGCTTTTACTGTTTCTTTCGTTGCCTCTAGCATCGTTCCATCTTCTAAATACGTTGTGATGAACAATAACAGTGTCACCTTCTTTTATATCTGTATCAAAAGCTTTTGGCGTAGACAAAACTACAGCTTCTCTATTAACATGCTTGTGATCAAATATATCTGTATTAGTAATTAATGTTTTGTCACCAACACTTATAGAGTTATTGTATCTTTCGCCTTTTGGTTGTATAATATAATTATACGGCGACTTCATTAATACTCTAAATTATATTCAACAGATACAGCCATGTTTTTATTAAAATCTTTCCAAGGCATTACGTCTTTATTTTTTCTAATATAAACGCTAAACTTATCCTTTTCTTCTACTATATCGCAGATGGTATGCCCTCCATAAACCTCTTGGCCTACGGAGTAATGCATAGCATCTATTTTATAATCTTTACCTATAGTTATTTTACGAATCAGCTTGCTCATCTTCTTTGTATTTAATAGCACCGTCATTTATATTGACGTCAATATTACCATACTCTTCTTTTAATTCTTTCTGAATTTTACCAATCACACCTTGAAGCTGCATTACATCGTGTAGCAATGAGTGTTTTTGTGATTCGAGTATGCCAAGCTGTTGTTGACCTTCATTAATAGCTCTAACAACGTTTTGCATTTTGCCAAGCTGTTCTTCACTAATTTTATCTGGCCTAAGATCTTTAACCTTAGGCGTCTTTCTTTTTGCCATAATTTAATTAAATTTAAGTTAATTGTTTATTTTATAATTCTTGCTTATATTGCCCGAAGTATACTATAACACCACCGTCAGCATCATTATCATTTAAAGATAAAGAATCCCAAGCTCCATGGATAGTGATACCAGCTGGAAATATATTTCCATTATCTACAGCCATACCACCAACACCGTTATTTCCTAGTTGACTAGGTCTTTTAAAAGAAAGTACATTTCCATCACCAGCGCTAAAGTTGCCTGTAGTAGATACTTCTTTTGTATTATCACCATCTGGGTTTAAAGCTAAAACTGTTTCTAATAAAACACCAGCAGCTGAATATATTTCATCGCCAGGCTTTATAGAGTCAGAGTTGCTTACAAAGTTTTCTTCGTCAAATATAATTTTAGCAGCACTAGATACAGCGCCATTTACAGTTCTAGTAAATCTACCAGTTGAGTGTGCTGCGCTAGCTGTGTTTATATCTCTAGTAGGTTCTTTTGCTACTAAAGAGTCTAATTTTAAAGCTCCTAAAAATTGTATGCCTATTATAGCTTGTCCTTCTGGAGCTACAACAGTATTTGCAGCGGCGTCAACAAAAGCTGAGCCTGTAATTCTTGATATAAAATCTTGTCCTAATAATGCCATAATTTTATTTTTCTTTTATTTGTTCGTTTTTCTTTGAACTTCCACCGAAGAAGAAGTCTATTATTGTGTTTACTTTAGCACTCATAGCACCAAATATTGTTGATATAAAGCTAATTTCAAATTCACCTAGCTCTAGGCTTTTAGTTACAAAGTAATTAAACATTACAAATGTAATACCAAAGTAAGCTACTGTAAACAGCGTTGCTAATACTTTTTGAATAATAGCATCGTCTTTATACATATCACGTGCAGACTTGCGATCTTCAACTTCTTTTGCAAAAGCTTCGCGCTCTGCTTCTAGCATAATTGATTTTAATGCTAGCTTAGCTTCATCTCGCTCTTTGTCTGTAGTAATAACTTTATCAAGTATACCTTCAGCATTATCTAGTACTTTACCAAATAAACCTCCTGCTAATTTACCTATCATTATATTTATTTAGGATTTGATAAATAAAGTCTACCGCCAGCATCGCCAATAACAGACTTTTCTTGTATAACAACGTATTTTCTGTTAGTGCCTTTCTCTACTTTAACAGCGCTTAAGTTACCTTCATCTATTTTGTCAGTACTTATTTTTTTACCGTCAGCGTCAAATAAGTTTGCTGGTATACCAGATGTAGTAAACTCACCTTCTTTTAGTTTCATTGCAGAATGTTTAAGTTCATGAGTTCTTGCTCTTCTATTTTTACGCTCTGCTTTTCTAATCTCTCTTTTGCTTCTAAACTCATCAGTACCTTCAAAAGTTGGATCTGGTCTTTTTAATCCAGGTAGTAGCTTATCTTCAAGCTTGCTCATCTTGTCAATCTTTCTTTGAGCTCTCTTGTCTTTACCTTTTTTGTTTAGCTTTTGAGCTTTATCTTGAAGCTTGCTCATACGCTTGATTACTCTATCTTCTTTTGATTTAGTAGGAGATGCTTTAATTGCTTTTTTTAAACCTTCGTTTAATTTGCTTTGATCTCCAACAAGAGGCTTTTTCATAGCTGAACCAGCTTCTTTTACCATCTTTGCCATTGAAGGATTTTTCATTTTAAATGCCATAGTTATTCTGCTTTTTTAGCTCTTTGTTCCCAAGGAAACACCATGCTACCTTCTTCGTGGAACTTACCGTTATACTTTATTTTACCGTCTTTTCTTGGATATGTTTTACCTTTGTATCTAACGTAATCATCTCCGTATGACAAACCTATTTTAGGGTCTGACATATCTTTTAAATGTTGTTTCTCGTGGCGTATGGCTCTTTTTTCAAGAGCGCTACCAGGTTTAACATTTTTATTTATAAATATAGATCCATCTAAGTTAGCTTCTGCTACAATACCTTTATCTAGCTTTTTTCTAAATATAGGTGTTGTTTTTGAATTTTTTATATTTCTTTTTTCGTTGCCTAACTTAAACGCCATTATCTTGTTGGATCTTTAATCATATCATCAATAGCCTTATTAAAGACTTTATCTGTATATGATTTGTTATTATAGAATACACTACGATCTGATACTGGCATGTCTTCTTCTCCGAGTAAGATACGATATATTCTACTTATAAGTTGGCTGCATTTAAATGAAGTTTTAAAAACGCTGTACTTAATCGTTGTTCGATTTCGATGACGCCACACTTCTATCCAGCCTTGTTTTCTTAGTTTATCCCAACGCTTCTTATCCCAACTCATGGTATAAGTACCATCTATAAACTCTTGTCTTGTAAACCGACCTTGACAGTCTAAAAATATTAGTAATTCAAGTTCAGCATCTGTTAACCCGTAAGTCTTACAAGCCCACTTTCTAGTGAGCCTGTAATACTTTAGGATTTGTAATTCACGTAAATCGTGACTAGTTAATCGCATCTATTAAGATAGAGCGGCAGCTTGCGTAATAGCTCCACAAGAAGTAATTCCTGTGTGAAGATATACAGCTTTAGCGTTAGCGTCATCTGTAGCATCATCTGCAACAACAATAACACCGTCAGAGTGAGGATGTCCGTTAGCTGCTTCAGATAAAGCTACTAATACGTCTTTTGCTTTACCAGCAGTAACGTTTAATACTACTGTATCTTGAATAATGATTTCACCATTTTGACCTGCACCAGCCATATTTGCTGCAGATTCAAAAAATAATGTAATAACGTTAGCAGCAGTACCACCTGATGAATTAGTAGGTATTGCACCTCTAAATCTTTCTACTGGTATCATAGCTGATCTAGCTTTATCATCATCATCTCCAACAGCAGCTTCTGTTCTGAAATAAAAGTATTTTCTCATTTTGATAAATTTTTAAAGATTAATTAATTGATTATGATCCAGCGTGAACTGCAGCAACTGCAATACCAGTAAAGTTTGTATCACTAGTATATCCACCCATACCTGTAATATCTGGGTGAACAAAAGTAGTAGTTACAGTAGAACCAGCTACGTTTGTAGTTACAGTATCAGCAACTACTACTAAACCAGTTTTGCTAGCGTTAATAGCTTGTACTATACCAGACATAGCTTCTTTGTGAGCGTTAGTGTTAACTGTTAACACAACAGTATCTGATACAGTAATTTCATCAGCTTGATCGTCTGCTCCTTCAGTGTTTTTAACACTATCAAAAAATAGAGTTAACTCAGTATCACTAGTAGGATTCATATATCTTAATCTTTTAGCTGGAATTAATAAACTAGATAACTGCGTAGCAGCTCCAGTATTACCATCATCGTGATCTTCATCTGCAACGCCTCTAAAATAAAGCATTACATCTTCAGGCTTTCTATATGCCATAGTTTTAATGTTTAATAATTAATAAATAATTTGTTTTCGATTTTATGTTTAAGGATTATGGTTTATAGTTTATGTTTAATCTACTAGTACAATATCACTTGCCTTTATAACAAAATAAAGTTTATCTTTAAAATGTATACCGTGACCAGCGTGTTTGTCGTAATAAACTACATCCCCGTCTTTTATAAATTCTATTGAATTACCAGCAGATACAACTTTACCTTTTAAATATCTGTTGTCTTCGTCTAAGTTTTCTGTCATAATAAGACCTGCAACTTTTTTTTGCTCAGTCTTTATTTTATCTACAATAACGTAATGATTAACTGCCTTCATCTGCTCTAGCATTTGAGATTATACAATCAGCAGAAACAATAGTCATAACAACACTCACTGCATTTTTAAGTGCTGCTTTAGTAACAAGTACTGGATCTATGATACCTTCTGCTACCATATCAACAAACTCGCCGGTTATAACGTTAATGCCTTCACCTTCTTTATTAGGTATGTCCATATTAGTATCTATGCCTGCATTATCAAGTATAGTAGCCATAGGTGATATTATAGCTTCAGCTAGCACTTCTTCACCGACTGTGTCGGTCGAAATTTTTTGAGATGCATTAAAGAGGGCTACGCCACCTCCAGGCACTATACCTTCTTTCAACGCAGCCTTCGTAGCGTAAATAGCATCCTCGATCCTGTCTTTCTTTTCTTTAAGCTCCACCTTCGAGTCTGCCCCAACACGGATAATTCCAACACTACCCGATAACATAGACAATCTCTGCTCCAATCTTTTTTTAAAGAAACCATTTTTTTCATCTGCAACCATTTTAGCTACCTGATCTATACGCTCAGATATATCTTCATTTAAATCTTCTATTGTAGTTATTACAGTAGTTTTATCATCCGTAGTAGCAAATTCAGCTTCACCTAAACAATCAGGCTTAATAAGGTCTAAATCATCACCTAATTCTTCGTTCATGACTGTAGCACCTGTAAGTATAGCAAGATCTTCACATGTATCTTTTTTAGTAGGGCCAAAGCCAGGTGGGTCAATGATATTAACCTTAATGTTACCTTTTACTTTGTTCATCATAAGCGTAGCTTTAACAGGTTGAGCTACTGGTGCTACTATTAATAACGCTCTGTTATTTTTTATAGCATGTTCTAATATGCTTTGTATCTTACGCACATTAGGTATTTCAGACATACATATAAATATAAATGGGTTTTCTAGCTCACATTTATGCTTATCTTTGTTAGTTACAAAGTTTGGTGATGTTAAACCACAGTCTACTTGTACGCCATCTACTATTTCTACGTAAGTTTCTTCAGTTTCTGACTCTTCCATGAGCACTACACCGTCTTTACCAACCTTTTGGTACGCTTCTGCAATGATATTACCAAGAGTAACGTCATTATTGCACGAAATAGCAGCTACATGCTGTAGCATACCGTCATTTACGTCTATTTTTACGGAATTTAAGTACTCATTTACCTTTTTTAGGCCAGAATAAACACCATCTCGCAGATCGCGGATAGTGCAGCCCTTATATTTAGGTGAGTTTACTGTATTTAGCAAGGACTCGGCTAGCACAGTTGCAGTAGTTGTGCCGTCTCCGGCTTCTTTAACTGTGTTTTTAGCAGCTTCTTTAATAAGTGTAGCGCCGATGTTCTCAACAGGATCGTAAAGAACTACACTTTCTGCAACGGTTACACCGTCTTTCGTTATAACAGGTAAGCCTCTAGCGTCTTCATACACTACACACTTACCAGATGCACCAAGAGTTAGCTTAACTGCATTAGCTAGTTTAGTAACACCGGCTGTAATTTTGGTTTTAGCGTCCTGACCAAAGTTTAATTCTTTGATCAGGAGACTAGGATTGTTGTACTCCATTGAATTAGATTTAATTAAATTAGTTTTGAGTTTATTTATCGAAGGTTTTAACTACTTTTGGGCCTTTTGTGGCTTCTAGTTTCTTGCTAAAATGCTCGATGCTACCATCAATTGCAGATTCAGCGCCTTCTAGAGTTTCTCTACGTGTAACATCTGCCCATTCGTCAGCGTTATCAGGCCTGGAAACTTCAGTTTGGTAATAACCGTTAGGCAATTGCACTATACGCCAGTTTTCTTTGCTAGCCAAGTGCTTCCATTGCTCTTTGGTTTTATCGTTTACTTGTGGATTACCGGTCCACGTACTAGTTTTGTAATATAAATACGTCATTTTTGGTTTATTTATTGGTTAATTAATTAGTTTTAAAATCTTGCCGTTACTTTTGGCGACTTTTGAGCCTTTATCGGCTTAACCTTTATAGGTTTAGGCTTAGGTAACGGTTTAACTCGTCCTTTGTTAGGTATTGGCTTAGGCTGTCGAGTTTCCATCTCTTTAAGCTTATTGACCTTTGGATCAACTCTTTTTACCATTTTTACCGCGCTATCTTTTTTTTTTAGCTTCATAGGCTCACCTTTCTTCATTTTCATAGGCTTTTTCATCTTAGCGCCAGACTTCATATCGTTAGCACCTTTACCGTCTACAGCAAAATCAGGTACCATCTTGCCATCAGGACCTTTTACCATGCTCATCTTTTGTTTAGCAGGTGAAGGCTTTTTCTTCATTTTAGGAGCAGCCGATTTAGATTTTTTTATTTGATTTCTAGCATATTTCATAGCTTCTTCCATAGTCATGCCAGGATTAGTGTTCATTTCAAGCTGTGCCATTCTCTTTACAGCAGCCTCACCACTATATGAAATTATTTTTCCGTCTTTGTTTCTAGTTATTCCTTTTTCTGTAGTCGTTCCGTCTTCTTTCTCTTTTTTTACTGGAGACTCTTTTTTTAATTTCATAGCAGCATCGTCTTTTTTTAACTTCATTGCCGATGCTTTGTCCATTAGCTTAGCCATAGACTCTTCTTTTTTCATTTTCATCGCAGACTCTTTTTTCATTTTAGCTGCAGCTTCTTTCTTCATCTTCATAGCCGCGCGGTTATCACCTGCTGCTTTAGTAAGCTTAGCCATAGATGGGTTCTTCATTTTAAATGCCATTGTTTTGTATTTTTTAGTTATAACGTTATAACATAGTAATTACATAAAAAAAAGTATTATAAATTTTGGAGTGAAGCATAGCCCACCCCCCTAGGTGGCCCCGCCCCAAAAGCAAAACGCTTTTTTACACACCAGCCCGCACTTTGTTTTTTCGTTTCGTATATTT